TCCGCGACACTTTTTACATTTATGAGATAAAAAACGATACCGCTTTTGTTGAAATTCCCATCACCCAAAGTGTGTATGCCGACAGTTTGTACCAGGCTTACGTTTCGGGTTATAAGCCTTGCCTCGACAGCTTGATACTCTATCCTGCTAAAGAGATAATTACCAACACGGTGTATGTGCCTAAAATAGAATACAAACGCCACAACTGGAGCGTAGGCATACAGGTAGGATATGGTACGGATTTCGGGCGCTTCTCGCCCTATATAGGTGTAGGGGTGCAATATAATATTTTTTCGTGGTAAAGGTTTTTTCATAGGTTAAAAAATCCCCTCCGCTTGCGATAAGTAGAGGGGATTTAATTTTACTTTTCTCCTGTTTTGTATAATAAGAGGGAGAGTTGTTTTACTTTTCTTTCATTAATTCAGGGTTATCATGGATGTTGCCAATTACTCCAAATTGAAATTTCAATATCCAATCAGGAGTAATATTTCGTTTATTATTTAATGAATTATACTTAAAAAGCTCGTCGCTATACAAGTCATACTCGTATTTATCTATTGCAGAAAAACAACATTGATGCTCATTCCATAAAACAACATAGATAGCATTTGGATGTAAATATGATTCTATAATATCACCTTCATATATATCAAAAGGCAAACAAGTATGTTGACCTACTGTTTCGGGAATAACCATTGCTTTTTCATAATACTCTATGTACCTTTCTTCAATATAGCACAGGTTTGCTTCCCGTTTGAAATCACCATAAATCCACTTGTTTGTTCCTAATTTCTTTCCTCTAAATAGTATTTCTCTCATATTAAATTAATTTTACGATAATATCTCCGTCATCGTCTATTGCTACTTGGTAGTTATGATTACAATTTCGGCAAACAATTGTTTCATATTCAAAGTCACACGCATCGCATTCTATATATTCGCTTGTATCAATGTATTTTTCTTTTGAATTGGAATAAAGACGTTTCCCGCATAAGCATTTAAAATCAATTTCGATAGTAACTTTGGCTTCTAAGTTTAAACTATTTATTCCTGTTGCTTTTGCTTTGTTGTATTTATTCAAAAGAGCAATATGTTCTACATTGCCTATTTCAGGAAGAATTATATCTCCTTTTTCGTTGGTTATTTGTCCGTTTTTTATGAATAGTTTTCCCATATTCTACCCTCCCAATGCTTTATTGATTACTTGTTTTGCTTTATTGAAATGCCCGTTCCCTATCTTTGGGTCATTATTTGCCCTCATTCTTTCCTCATAATCAACAATATGCTGTAATGCTTCCAATAATTCGGGAGCAGCAGCTATAAGTTGAGCATTTGACTTTACCTCTTCTGATATTTCATTTTCAATGTGTAAATGGCAAATAACCTTTTTGCCTGAGCCAATCGAAACTTGTTTATAATCAGCCAAATCTATTGCGGCCGATTCCCATTCTCCTTGTGTTCCTTTAAATTGTTTCATGATTTATATATATTTTTACTGAATTATTGTATATTGGTATATATATTTTTCGTTTAAAATTGTACTATATTTCTATCGGATTTTCGTCCCATTTGGGACAACTTTTAAAAGTGCCGTCCGGGAAATACTGATATGCCCCATTTGGTTGTTCTTGTCCGTGCGCTTCTTCATTATAACTCCATTCATCACGCCAACGAACTAGGGGATAATCGCAAAGCCACAAGGTTTCAATACCGCTCTTATCTTTACTTAACCATGCCATAATTTTACTTTTTAAAGAAAATGCATATTAATACTCCTTTCCGTGTTTAATTGGGCGTAATTGGTTGTATTTTAATTTTAGTTCTACGTGCAACCATAGGTCGATGCTCAGAATTTGACAAAGCCTCTCAATGTTAAGTAGTGCGCAAGAAATCCTTTCCGGCTCGGAATACTTGTAATAAACTATATCCTTACAAATTGAAAATATGTTTTCAGCAAATGTTTTCTTTTCGCTTACTGTAGCAACTAAAAGCAAATCCTTTAGGTCTTTATAACCTCTAAGCCCAGCTAAATCAAGCAATCTAATAACAGCATCTGCAAGCTCATCTTCAATAGTGTCTTTGATGTGTTCTTCGAAATATAATTTAAATGCTGTGTCATTGAACGCTTTTGTCTGCTCTTGAAATTTAGAAACATTTATACTTTTTGACTTTAGTGTTTTATCTTTTCTATCTGCCTCTACCGCTTCTGATAATTCGGTTATTACAAGCATAAGGAAATGTTCATTACTCAATTCTTTATCGTGAAAGCCTTTTTGTTTATTGGCTTGATAAACCTCTTTAGCGAGGGTGTTTAAATCGGGACGTGTTTTCATAAGTTATTTTTGTTAATTACATACTGCTTTATACTAAATTAATTACTTGTTTTTTGACAGTTCTTTATAAAAAGACAGTTCTCTCTTTAGTCTCTCGTTTTCACCTTGAAGACGCAAGATATAAGCGTATTCATTTTGTATCAAACTATCTATACACACACGATGTCCCTCTGATAAAGCTCTTCTTAAACCTATACCTAATATAGAAGACATTGTTAAGTCGCTTTCGTACTCAAACAACCTTTCTGATATTCTTTTAGCTATATAATACCTTTCAGGTATATCACTTAAATGTTCAATAGATTGAAATATCCTTTTATTAATAGATTTACGCAACTTGACATACAGCCGTTCTACAACATCTTCTCGTTCTATGTGCTTCTGTTTTATATCTAATTTGTATTCCATGTTAGTTTACTTTTATTATTACATATTTACCTGTTATTCCTAAACTATTTAAAAGAGATTCTCCGCTTTGAGTAGCCGTAGGCAGATAATCTAAAGCCTCATTCGTTAAGTAGTCTTTGTAAAATACCCTGTTATCTACCGTGATGCTTTCTACTATCCCTGCCCATTGCTCTTCGGATAAAGGAGTAATGCCAACTATCTCATCAGGCACTTCTACAGCTAAATACTTTTGTTTGTTTATCTCAAAGGTTTTCATATAAATAATTTTAATTGATTCGGTTGGAAGTACTCATTCATTGTTTTACCGCTTAGCCACCAAGCTATAGCTACATCTTCATTGTAATCTGCAAGTTGAGTTATTTTCCATTGAGGATTGTTCTCCATGCCTTTTTTTATGGCTCTTTTTATAGACTCTAAGTACTTTGGGTGTGATTCAAATTCTTTCATTCGCACTCCCTTGCGTGTAACCTGAGGACAACCAACACATCCAAGTCTTGAAAAACCATTCGAATAACATGGAGCTAATTTTATATCATATTTTTCAATATAATTATATATTTCCTTTTCAGTCCAATCATATAAAGGATAGATATGCTTTGCTTTTTTTTGCCATTTACGTGTATCACATTGTATGTAATCACGTCCTTGTCGCTTTGTGCTTTCTTCTGCTCTTACTCCTTCAAATACAGATTTACCAACGCTTCCAAATTCCTTTAAATACTGACAGCAATAGCGATTTAGTCGAGTAGGAAGTCCTTTTCTCTCTACAAGCTTAAAGAATGTTTCTTTATTCTTAGGCTGCAAAATATCTGTATGTGGATAATTTTTCATGATATGAGATACAGTACCATGAGGGTCAATAGTTGTATTGCAATAGTATGATTTATATTTTATCTCGGACTTCTGCAATAAGAAATCAAGAACTGCGCTATCTTTTCCTCCTGAATTTCCTGCATATAAATCAGGAATTGATTTTGCAATTTTTTGAATGAATTTTAATGTGGTATATTCTTTATCCATTTTTTAGTATTCTGAATCTATATGCCCGTCAACGTCTATTAATCCTATTTTCATAGCCTATTCCGATTATTTCATAAAACACATCCAAATTGTTTTAGATTGACGCCCCGTTGTATGCCCGAATAATGGCTCGTAAGGAATAATAGATAATACCTCACTTGTTTTTATTTCACTTTCATTCCACTTGAAAATAAGCGTACCGTTTGGCTTTAAAACACGCATACATTCATCAAATCCTTTCTTAATAACTTCTCTCCAGTTATCCGACAATCTACCATACTTCTTAGCCATCCAAGAAGTTTCTCCAAGCGTCTTTAAATGCGGAGGGTCGAAAACTACCATGTAGAAAGAATTATCCTCGAATGGCAGGTTTGTAAAATCAGCTACTAAATCAGGATTAATTTCGATTGTTCTTAACTTATCTCTATCCTTGGCCGTAACCGTTTCTCGCCTTTTGTCGACAAATAAAACATTCTGATTTTTCTTGTTAAACCAAAACATCTTACTTCCACAACAGGCATCAAGTATTAATTTTTCACTACTCATAACTGATTATTTCTCGATTTTTCTAATTTATTTAAGTAATTTTCTACTGCTTTATTCTTTCGATTTGGGTCTACGAGGATAAAGGTCTTTTCGTCTACTCTTACCGCCACTTTGCGCTGCTCTTTAGGGTCATTCTTACGTGATTCCAACAGGCGTTGTGCCGTAGTGCGCTGATTGCTCTTTTCTTCTGATGTTATCATTGTCTTAAAATGGATTTTGAGTTAAGCCCTCTTCAAATATCTTTTTAAAATTATCGTCGTGCTGAAAATAAATTTTATGCCCACGCTCTCCCTCTCTGGACTTTGCAATTATCAGGTAGCCTCTGTTTTTCCAACTTCTGCCGTTTCCATCAATCGCCTCTTGGTCGTAATAATAGGGACGGTGTGGAAAAATCACAATATCAGCATCTTGTTCTATATTTCCTGATTCTCTTAGATTCTCTAATCGCGGTTCGGGAACTTTAGCACCATCTTTCGGGCGGTTAAGTTGCGCCAAAAGAATAATCGGTATATTGAGTTCTTTTGCAAGGTTCTTGAGCTGTCTTGTGATATATCCAACCTCAATATCGCGGTTCTGAAATTTCATATTGGTTTCTATCAACTGCAAATAATCAATTATCAGAAGTTTTAAATCTCCTTTTCGCTTCTGTTTTCGTGCCAGTGATTTGATTACACCCAAGTTGCATACCTTACTCCCGTCGGCTATTTTTATATCCGATTTGAGTAAATCGTTAGCTTTTTCGTCGATAAGGCCCCATTCGTGCTCGCTTAATTGCCCGGTTTTCATGTTGTAGAAGTTTATGCCTTCATTTTCAGTCAGAAGCCTTGAAGCGAGCTGTATCTTTGTCATTTCTATTGAGATAAAAAGCGTTTCATTAGCTGAGAATCCCGCATGTTTCGCAAAATGAACGGCAAACTGTGTTTTTCCCATGCTGGGACGTCCGCCTATCACAATTAAATCAGGAGCAGACCAACCACCGTTTAAGGCGTGATTTAAATCTCTGAGCCCGGTTGGTATAAAAGGATTTTCACCTCTCGCTCTTTTTCGTTGGATATCAGCATAATGATTGAGCGTAACCGAAAGCGTTTCTTCCATGCTAAAAACCTCCTCGCTTGCCGATTCTGTAAAAATACGTGTGAATTCAGTCTCCGAAAATTCAAGCGTTTCTGCAATATCAAGCGTTTCGTCAAACGCTTTCTGCTGTATCAAAACGGATGTTTGTATCAATTCCCGCGCAATGGACTTTTGTTTGATAATTAAGGCGTGGCGCTCAATATGTGCAGCAGAGGATAACCCAGCTGTTAAAAGTGCTATCTGATACAAGCCTCCGACGGTTTCTAAGTCCCCGTTTTTACGTAATTGTTCGGTCACGGTGTGCATATCAACAGGCTCACGTTTATCTGAAAGCATCCTTATCGCCCTGAAAATTAGTTTATGCGTCTCTTTGTAGAAATCTTTTTCTTCGAGGTTTATTTTCTCAAAGGCATTGCTTTCTGTCATCAAAGCCCCCAAAACAGATTCTTCAATCTCAGCCGCCTGCGGAAGTATGTGTCCTGAAAAATTATTCATATACGTGATTGTTTTCTTGTTTTTTTATAGGGTTGCGAAATAACCAGTTCCCGAAATGTTGTTTAAAGTCTGATATCGTTTTTTCTTTTACACCCTGATTTTGAAGAAATTTATAAAATTCTTTCAAAATTTCTTTTGCTTTTTCTAAACTTCCTAAATGATTGTTTATGGCTATTGCTTCGAGATAAGCAGTGTCTTTCAGAACTTCGGAAAGACATTTTTCAATTTCTTGCGGGAGATATTCATAGAATATCCCATTACCATTTACATTATCATTACCATTTACATTATCAGCGATTTTTGCGATAACATTTGTCGCATTGCGATTTTTGCGATGTTTTGCGATAATTTCGGCTTCTTCTAATGTTTTTGAACCGGATGTAACCAAATCATATAAGTCTTTATTCCATCTTTTTAGGTTTCCGAGCCTGCCTGCTGTCTCCCTGCCGGTTTTTGTTTCCTGATATTTTTCTCTGTTTCTGTCAATATCTGTTTTTATAAAGTTAAAAGCGATATTTGCCATAGGTTTCAACCCCTTGACGTTTCCCGTGGTAGCATACTCTATTATGCTTTCGTAAACTTCAAGCCTGACATCATCCGGCAAATCCTGAATCGCTTCTTTCCAATCTTTATAAAACACAAATGAATTCTGTTCCATTTATTACGTCTTTTGCTTTAAGTGTGGATACATTTCTTCTATTACATCTCCAATTCTTTGCAATCCGTGAAGATTTGATTCGCTTTCAGTAGGTTCTCTTGCTTTTGAATTCATGTGTATTAATTCTATGTAGTTCATTATTGTAAGTTAACTTTATATACTTTTCTTTATTCAAGCTAAATTTCCCTACTCCTTTATGTTGAGCTTCGCACCGATGCCACCCAAAGGGAACGCAATATCCAAGAAGGGAACAATGCCACATAAAGCCGGATTCCTTGTTTTCTCCTTCGTTATGGTTGCAGTAATCGCATTTAGGAAGTATTTCTTTTTTTGTTATTTCATAAGGCTTCCTCCAGTTCAACCAAATCAAATAATGTAGGAGCATTTATCTCATATTCTATCGCTTTCAGGTAGAAAAGCCCATCGTCATAGTATTCCGGCTTAAGTTCTGATGCAATAGCTTTTCGCTTCATCTTAAGAGATACGTAAGGAGTTGAAAATATACCTCCAAATGGGTCGTCTACTACATCCCCTTCATTCGTAAAGCGGTTAATCAGGCGTTCGATTATATCAAGTTGCAGAGGGCAGATGTGTTTTTCCTTTTTTCTGTTCGCCTGACTCGCATTCAATGTATTCATCCGGTTAATATCTGTCCAGACTAAATCATTCGGGCTGTTAGGTGGTATTGACATGAATTTCTTTGATAACCGTTCATTTTCCTCTAACTCCCTGCACACCCTCAAATGTTCTTGGAAATTATAAACGTGTGTTTTGTCAAACTCTTTCCACAGATGCGATATGGTCTCCATACTGCACGTTTTAAGTTCCTGTGAACTCAAAAACCTGTTTCCGGAGCTTTTCCAATAAGCATGAGCGTCAAGCTGCCAGATAGATAGCAGATACTCATCTATTTTCTTCATCACAGGGTCGTCTGCATAGGCGTTTGAATTATCGCTCGGAGCTTTGCGGAAAAGCAAGACGTATTCAGGTAGTCCCACCCCCATCTTAGTAGCATCTTTGCGTTGTTCACCCCAAGTGAGGCGATAAGTCTGGTTGTTTTCCCTCACCACATCGGTAGTGACGGTTATTTTTCCCATCAGGTAAAAACCGTGTTTTAGAAAATGAGCGACTGTCTTTCCTGAAAAATCGTCAATCGTGGTAAACCCAGTCCCATTCTGATAGGAATAACGGATACGGTCTTTTACGTGGATGGCAGCAATACGTCCGGGCTTTAGCGTACGAAGCAGATTAGGGGTAAGGAAATCCATTTGTTTGAAAAATTCCTCATTCCCATTATTATGGCCATAGTCATTGTAATTGTCCGAGTATTCATAGTGGTCTCCAAAAGGGATAGAAGTTAATATCATATCTGTCGAATTATCTTCCATTTCCTGATGAATGATTGTAGTGTCTTCGTTATATACCGTAGCATTGCCTACAACGTGCATACGCCTGCCTTTAAACATTTGTCTTTTCATGTCCGATGTTATTTTATTGGTATTCAATCCATATTTACGTACAAGGTTTATCATGTTTTCCTGTAGCTTGATATGGTTTTTCCACTTTTCGAAAAGAGCTTTCAATATCTCCCTTTCGTTTTGGGTGAAAGTGATGTATACGTTTACTTCGTGTTCCTGCCTGAATCGGAAAACACGGTGTATAGCCTGAATAAAGTCGTTAAACTTATAATCTATCCCTACAAAGAGGATATTATGGCATACGTGCTGGAAATTGCAGCCGGAACCGGCAATAACCGGCTTGGTTGAAAGTATCTGATATTCTCCATTAGAAAAATCAATAAGCAAATCTTCTTTTTCCTGATTTTTTTGGGAGCCATAGACCGAACGTAAATCAAATTCCTTGAATTTCTTTTCAATGGCCATGCGCTCCGATTCTCTGTGATGCCAGAGTATCCATTTCTTTTCCGGTTGTTCGGATACTATTTCAAAAGCCTTGTTTACTCTTAACTCGACACTGTCGCTTTTCTCGCGGCTTGCCTCTACAAGGCTTTTAGTAGTGTCTTTGAAAAGAACAGGTTCGCCGGCTTTATTTAATATCACTTCATCGGTCAGATTCTCAACCTCAACTTCGTGTATGTTTAACTTTGGTAGGTTATAACCCTCATCAGAGAACCCCAAATCAGAAGGCTTATTGATAAATACCGCCCAGCTCGCCACCCATTGCCAAAACTCTTTTTCTTTATTTTCATATAGGGTGAGGTTACCTGCTTTTGTAGAATCTCGCTTAAAGAATCTTGTAAGAGCGTGTCCCCTGTCTATAACTCCAAGAAAATCGGCATAATTCAATATTTCGATATAGTCATTCGGGGTAGGTGTAGCAGTGGCTACAAAACGGTATTTTATTTTCTTGAAGTGTTTCAGTACATAATTAGTGGTTTCTGTTGACAGGTTACGAAGGATGGAAGCCTCGTCGAATGAAACACCGCAAAACTTGGAAGGGTCTATGTCGCCTTTCCGTACTCGTTCGTAATTGGTAAGATAGATTTTAGTATCATAGTTTTTCACATCGTCCGTGTCAATGATATACTCAAGCTCTATCTCCGAATTAAAATATAATCTGTTATCCCGTTTGAACTCGCCAATAACTCCTAAAGGAAGACAGATAAGGAAAGGCTTGTTTTCTTTACGGATGCACTGGTAAGCCAATTCCAACTGCATAGCGGTTTTGGTAAGTCCGAACGATGCAAAAATAGCCCTGCGACCTCCATGCAAACACCATTTTGTTATGGCTTGTGCATGTGGGAGTATATTACCGATTGGATTTTTTATGTCAAAACCGTAATCTTCTGCAACTACTATCTTGTTTTCGAGAAATTCTATGTACTTTTCGTTCATTGTTATTTTATTATTAACCGGGCCCGATTGGTTAGTAATCTTTTAAAAGCAATGAGCCGTTTTGATTATTTATATTCAAGAAAAAACGATTAGTTGTTTTTAATTGGGAGACGGCTCATTGCTTGTTTGCTTTATTCTACTTCAATGATTTCGAACTTGGATTTCTTTACGAATAGCTTTAGTTTGTTCAAGTCTTTGATAGTTGAATAGCTTCCTTTTAATTCATATGTAGCAGATGAACTACCCCATGTCTCGATAGTAGCAGATGAACTACCCCATGTCTCGATAGTAGCAGATGAACTACCCAATGTCTCGATAGTAGCAGATGAACTACCCCATGTCTCGATAGTAGCAGATGAACTACCCAATGTCTTAATAGTAGCAGATGAACTACCCAATGTCTTAATAGTAGCAGATGAACTACCCCATGTCTCGATAGTAGCAGATGAACTACCCCATGTCTTAATAGTAGCGGATGAACTATCCAATGTCTCGATAGTAGCGGATGAACTATCCAATGTCTCGATAGTAGCGGATGAACTATCCAATGTCTTAATAGTAGCAGATGAACTATCCAATGTCTTGATAGTAGCGGATGAACTACCCAATAAAACAACGTATTTATCTTTTACCTCATGGTGACCGGATGTATAAATTCCAAACCGGTCGAATAATTCAGAGAAATTTTCAATAAGATAATGAGTATCAAGCATTTTTTCTCTATAACACCAAATTATATTATCTACAATGATTTGGAGTAATTCTTCTTTAGATTCTGACCTGTAGGCTCTTTGATATTCACCAGTGCATGCTCCGGCATTTCTCGCTCTGTTTAATACGTCTTGTTTTAATTCTGTAAATTCCATAGGTTTTTATTTTAGTGGTTTAATTTATTCTAAAGTATCTCCCTGCTTCTAAAGGGGCGAATTGGTATATCTGATTGTAAGCCCACGTTTGAGATTTACGGAAGTCTACGTCATTATCGTACAATTCGTGGCACTCATGGCATAAAAGAGCGTGGTTCCTACTTTCTAAGTAATACTCAGGGTAACGCCCTTTAGGGAGCAAGTGAGCTAATTGTAGGCTTCTTCTGTTTCCGCATATCTGACAACATCCATATTCGTTTAGCAACCGTTGTTTGCTTTGGGCTATTAAACGGTTCTTTGCCGATTGTTTCTTGCTCGTTTTACGAATGGTGTACATTTATTTATCTGATAAAATTGCGTTTCCGCAGGTTATACGGCTTTCGTCTTCGTCTTTGGACGGAATGAATACCAATACATCAAAACCCTGAGCTTTTAATTCTTCTTCTGTTTGTTTATAGGGGTAGTATTTTTCATATCCTGATGATGTGGTGATACCATGTTGATTACTTGTAAATGTTTCATGTATGGGGGTTATCTTGCACATGAATTTTTTAGGCGAAAATAACTTTCTCAAAACATCAGCGTCTATTATACTGTCATTAGCTAATGCGAAATTCAAAGCGTATTTTCTGCCTATCGGGTCAGGAAGCAACTTTCCTATTTCGGATATTTCTTTTAATGAAAGTGAATTGCCGGAGAAAAGATATTCTCTTTGATTGTCATCTGTGCTGTTAATTGAGAATTGCAAACCGGCATCGCCTCTGTAGTTGTAGTTCTTTATTTCACACCATTCCTGTAGAAAATAAATAAGGTTTTTGTTTTTCTTGGGGAGCATGGTGCTTACCACTGGATGAACGAGGGAGCGTCCGATATATGGACGGACAAGTGATTTTAAACGTAATGCGTGGTTTAATACATCATGATTGAATGTCGGTTCACCCATGCGCGCATAATGGACGTTCAATCTTTTTGTGGATTGTATTTCTGGATGGAGTTTAAGGGCTTCGATTATTTGTACATTTAAATCTAAAAGCGTGGCATTCCTTCCTTTTCCGACTTTAGGCACATCACAGAATTTGCAACCCATTGAGCAACCGTATTGAGTAGATATGGTGATTACCCATTTTTCTGTTAAAGGCATGATTTCTTTAGCTTCAACTCCGTTTATTTCATTGGTTAAACCTAAGAAATCAGCTTTTATATTAGCCTCTTTCCCATAATCTCCTATGGAAAGACATTCTAACAATCCTTTTTCTCCTTTTGTTATAAGGATATTACCTGTTGGTACTGCTATGTTTTTTAGTGTTGACATATTTTTTATTTGCTGTTTCCCCATTCGCGTGATATTTGACTTTCTATTATCCGTATATTCAACTTGGTAGCGTTTATGTGTTCTTGGTTTGTCTCGTAAATAGTTTTAGCTACATCACGCTTAAATCTGTATTCTGCGACTTCCTTTTCCCCATACACTACTAAAGCTATCAGAGTAGCAGCCATGCCATCGGAGCGCAATTTCAATACTGTTTTATTAAGAGCTACTTTATAATCTCTTTCGGCTTCGGCAAACGCACTTCCATTCTTCTTTAATTGTCCAATGGAAGCTATGAGCTGTCTTTGGAGAGAGAATAATTCATTTACCAAGTCCATAATCTAAAAGGGTAAATCGTCGTCTTGTGCTATCGGTAGTTCTTCTATCTGTTCAGCTGTTACTGACGCGGGGCGGTATTCTTTTCCGCTTCCTACCCAAATGGTGGCGGAATCTGCTTCACGTTCTTCTTTTGTTTTGGATACGGATATTCCGTGTGTCTCGCCGTATTGCCCTATTTCTTTGCGTTCTGTAAGTATCAGGTTGATATACTTCTTACCGTTGGTCGCTTGTTTAATTTTGTCTTTTGGTAAGTCTGAAAGGCAGATTGATAATTGAATCATAATGGTTTATTTTTTATTGATTTCTATTATTGCTCTTGTTGTGGATGATTTACCTATAGCGGTTATTTCTTCACCGCTTGTTATATCTGTATAGGGAGCGTTTTTACTTGCTGTCTGCAATCGCTTTTCTATAGCTTTGCGCAGTTCGATAGCTTCGTTTGCTTTCTCGTTTGCTATATTCCAATCTTCACTTGCTGCGTAGTTATATTTTGTGCCTACTTCTTTGATGCTTATTTTGGCGTTGTTGTGCTCAAATGTTTTTTGGTTATATTTTTCTGCTTCTTGCAACACAAGACGTTGTACATCTTCATTCGACCGAAATTTCTTTACCACTTGCTCTATCTGTGCCATTTGTATTTCTACATCGAGCGGGTTTATTTCTCCGTTTAAAACCTGATTCACTAACAGGCTGACGAAGTGGTCTTGCTGCTCTTTTGTTTCAGGGAATAGTTTTAATACTGATACTGCCGTCATACTGTTTGTTTTTGAAATTTTACTTTATTGCGGTTTACTTCTCTTTTAAACTGGTCGTTTTGATGTAAGGATTTCCAACGATTCCATACTTCTTGCAGTTCTTCCATTGTTTTTGCCTGAGAGGCTTCTTGTTTGGCTATTAGCAAATCGGTGTCGTCTTCCTTTTTGTCTTGCAAGGGGGTTGAGTTGTTGCTTGTTTTAGGGTATGAGAATCGCACTTTGTTGCTTGCATCTGCTATAATTAGCTTTGAGATTTCACGTTTATCGTTGTATGCTATTTCTTTTACATGAAATTTAGTGTACTTGATATTCTCTCCTTCATTGATGGTTATGAATATGGAGGGGGCAGTATATAGCTCTCTACCGATGCCTACATTGAAACAGGCACGTTTGAAACTGTCGGAGGCTTCACCTTTTTCTTTTTCGGTATTACTCTCTGTGCCTACGTCCTGTTTATGAACCCATGTGTTTATTTCTTTATTATAAATAGATACAGTGCAAAATAGATTGCCGTTAATTAATTCGTGGCTGCGCTGCCAGCCCATTACACCAAAGGTTTCATCGAGAATGCGCATATCACATCGGGCGTCCTTATAAAGAAGTAGGATAGCGAATTTCTTAGCATCATTGACCGATTGGATGCGAACATCTATTTCACTTGCTTCTAATAGTCGTATTTGACACATAATTCTTTATTTTTAAGTTTATTTGTTCCCGAAGCCAAAACCAATCGACTTCGGGATAGTTTGTTATTCTGAGATACACCGTACACTTAAGCCGCCCGAACGGTAGCTCAGGTTCGCAGGGTACACGTCACTACTATGGAAGCCCAGGCCGAGCGAGTACACACTGCCAAGGCTGTCACTCCAATATAAACCGTAATAACCTACGTCGTAGAGCTCGCCATTACTGGGGCTGCGATAGCCAGCGGCGGGCAAAAAGATGGATTGTTTACTTTTGTTCTTTAACTCATGGTCGTGACCAAACCAGCGACCTTTCTTTTCTTTATCCCACGTAGAGCCTAATTCTGCTAATGCTTCCCATTCTTCGGAGGTAGGGAGACGTTTATTAAGGTGTTGAGCAACGCCTAAAGCTTCGTAGTAATTGAATAATTCTTTGCCATCGATACAGGTATTCTCCCTATCCCATTTTAAGCCGTTAATAAGTACGTAGGGCTTTACTTCTTCTATCTCTCTGAAATAGATTACACCCGTCTTTAAATCGGTTTTTTGGGGGTTGATTTCGTATCCTTTGGGGATGCTAATTTTTAATTCGTTCATAATGCTTTATTTAGTGGTTTTTTAATTGGTTTATTTGTTGTTTGTAATACTGATGTCGCCTCTAAAATACTTTGTATAAACTCTCGTAAGTAGCTTGCATGCCTCTGTAATCTCGTCGTACCGAAAGAGGGATAATGTTTAACTCAATTTCTATTTCTTCTTTAAACCGCTTCCAGTCTACATCTATGCTTTCATCACATTCTTCGTTAAATGTGTAACATTCGGTGCAATCGTATAAACCGTCTTCATCGTACCATGCTGTTGCGTGATATTCTTTATTGCTGCTTTTGAAAATTATGTCTTTGTGCATACTCTATCGGGTTATAGCGATTAATACATGAATGCCTAAGTAAAGAAGAGTGATAAGGGCTATTATAACACAGACCAGTTCACATCTGTCTTCTGCTTTTTCACTGGTGAGCAGGTAGAGAATGATTGATTTTAGTTTATTTTTCATGGGTGTTTTTTATGTATATTATTGACTTTTTATCTTCTCTTTTATGCGCTCTGCAATCGGGTATGTATTTCATACAATCATTGGGAGAATTTCTTTTTATCAGCCTATTCATTATGCAGAATCTACAAGGCGATACTAAGCAGCGTTGTTTAAATTCTTTTTCATGAAGTTGTATTTCTACTCCATTTATTATTGCATGTATCATTTTTTTCTGTGTATTTGTTTTGGTACGCCTTTTATTCCTTCGAGATACTCTTGTTTTTCTATTTCCCTTTCAATGTCTTCCACCCTAATATCAGTTCCCTTCTGCGTATTAGAGCACCTGACCCTTCCGCTTGCTATAATTCGTTTAACCCTTGCTTCGCCCCATATTTTATAAGCCGATTTTCGGGACATATACTTAGGTTTCGAATAATCCACCGCCATTGCTTGTATTCTTATTTCGGAAGCTATGGCTTGTATTTCTTCGTATGTAAGCTTGGACGGTTCCATTTTTTTATTGGGGAGAGTCAGTTAATTTCACCAGTTTTTGAGGACGCTCTATAGCACCTCTACGCAAAGCTTCTTTGCGTATATTCATAGCTAACTTACTTTCGCTATATCCTTTCAATGCTATCCTTACTGTGTGTATGGTACAACCATACTTATTTGCGATTTTGGTTTTTTCACCATGCTTTAGTCCTATTATCTCTTTCATATCAAAAATTATTATTTTATATTTGTAGCTTGTGTTCTTATGATTCAATTTGAATGACAATGAGTATCATGAATTGAATGACAATGCAAATATAGAACAAACGTTCTATAAAACAAAGAAAAATTGGCACAAATGTTCTATTTGGAGTAATTCTAAATAATATTCAATGCAAACACCTTATAGTTAAGGAAATATGGAACTGAATAAATTTATAAAAGAGACTATTGTTGAAATATTCACAGGGATAAAACAATCTCAGGAGGAGGTGAAGGAAATAGGAGGAGAGATAAATCCAATAACTTCTGTGCAAAATGGAGTCTTGGTGTCCTATCCAAAAGGAATAGATTTGTCAGAAACCATAATATCTGTAGATAAAATAGAATTTGAGATTCTTTTAACAGAATCAGATAAAGCAGGAAGCAATACAGGTATAGGTGTAATGCTCGCTGGTATAGGAATAGGAGGGCAGTCAAAAAGCGACAAAGAAAATATAATAGCAAACAAAATAAAATTTTCTATTCCTGTTTCTTTTTCTCGTCAGGACTAA